TATCCAGTTATTGTCGAACCAAAGGGTGACTTTGCTGACTGGACAGTGCGTTGGAAAAAGAACGCAGTCCCACCCGGACTAGAAAACTTCTGGTCAAAAGATTACCGTATCGTTTCCACTACCACAAATGAATCCACTATTGCTAATTGATGCTGACTATTTCTTCTATCGAGCGGCTAGCGCGAGTGAAGATGAGCATGAATATTCCGACGATGTCACCGTCATCGTTGGAGATCACCGCAAAGCAAAATCCATTGTCACCCAAGAGATTGCAAATCTCAAGCAAAAATTTAACTCAGAAGATGTTCTTCTCTTTTTTACGGATCGTAAGAATTTCAGGAAGGATATTGACCCCACGTACAAGGGGAACCGGACGAAGCGTAAGCCCGCCGGTTACCGCAAGCTCGTGGATTGGGGGAGGGAATCCTACAAATCACAGATGATGCCAGGTCTTGAAGCAGATGATGTTTTAGGCATCACTGCTACTCAAGGGCATCTGGGGGACTTTGTATTGATCTCACCTGACAAAGACATGCAACAAATCCCTTGTCATATTTATGATCTCAAAACCGAATTTACTCAAACTCCAGAGGCTGCAGAACGCAAGCTCTACGAGCAGGCCCTTACCGGCGATGCGACTGATGGTTACAAGGGTTGTACGGGAGTCGGCCCTAAGAAGGCCGAGATCATTCTTAAAAAGGCAAAAGGTAATTACTGGCCAGCTGTCCTAGAGGCTTATCTAGAAGCAGGCCAGACAGAAGTTGATGCCTTGCGGAATCTGCGCTTAGCAAAGATTTTACAAGCTCCTGATTTTAATTTTCAAACCGGTCGTCCAATTCTCTTTACACCACAATGAACAAAGGCCCTTCTTACTATCAGCGCGGCAAAACAGAAGTCTGGGACTTCATCCGCGAACAAGAATTGAATTATCACCTTGGCTGTGCCATTAAGTACATCGCCCGAGCAGGGCACAAAGATTCAAGGATTCAAGACTTAACTAAAGCTATCCACTATTTGCAAAATGAATTACAAAACACCATTGATGAGTCAAGCCCAAGAATTTCGTACAACGTACAGAATAGTGAATGGTTTATTGGCGACAGCGACCCAGAAATCTTTGATCGATGAGGAGTGGTCTGAGTTTCATGAGGCATATCATCATGAATCAGATGAATGTGAAGCTAAGGAGCTTGGAGATCTGGTTTATGTTTGTTATCAATATGCTGCAAATAAGGGTTGGGATCTAGACGAGATTATGGACCGTATCCATAAGTCCAATATGTCCAAGCTAGATGAAAATGGTAACCCTATCTTTCGTGGAGATGGAAAGGTACTCAAGGGGCCATTCTATTCAGAACCTATTTTAACTGATTTACTATGACTAAAGATTACATTGCTCGCACAGGTCGAGTGCGTTCATGGATGGATAATCCTGAATCAAAATTACCCGTCAGCTGCACAGTTTTTGTGGTGGACGATTCAATGACTGGTGAGAATGGACTTGAAAAATCGTGGCGCTATGTGTCATTTGCCCTTCGGCATGCAGCCGGAGTCGCTGTACATCTTTCTAACCTCCGTCCACGGGGTACAGAGAATGGAAAGGGTCTCGTCGCTTCAGGCCCAGTGTCGTTTGCAAGGATCTACTCTTGTCTTAACGAAGTTCTTAGAAGAGGCGGAACCTATCGGAATGGGGCCTGCGTCTGTGTGCTCGATCTTAACTGCGCTGACGTAGAAGAGTTTGTTGATGCAACACGGGCAGAACTACCTTGGATTAAAAAATGCATACAAGTTACTCCTGAATGGTGGGCTGCTACCGGAGTAAATTTACGGGAAAAAATTCTGCGGTCACTCAAGGCTGGAGATTTGTGGTTGACCAAAGTTAAATACGATCAGAAAGGTGAGCGTGTTTTTAGTAATGTATGCCAGGAGATCTTTTTACCTCACAGGGGCAGTTGTTTACTTACCCATGTAAATTTGGGGGCTTGTGAAATAGATGAATTATATGATGCCTTCTATGAGGGGATGGTTGAGCTGTGTAAGTTACATCCTACTACCGGTGTGGGTGACACAGGTGAATACCTTGATCCATCAGAAGATAAACAAGTTGGTCTGGGGATGCTTGGACTTGCAAATTTCCTTTCAATACATGGAGTAAGTTATGCGGCTTTTGGTGAAGCACTTGCACTCATTGATGACACCACTGCCACTTGGTCCCCAGCTCTTTGTATTGCTCGGGACTTACGGAGTGCTATTAACAATGCAGCTAATGTTGCTCGTGCTCATGGTATGGACAGAGCATTCACGATTGCGCCAACTGCAACTTGCTCCTACAAGTATCAAGACCTCAGAGGCAATACAACAACACCTGAGATTGCACCACCCATCAGCAGAAATGTAGATCGTGACTCAGGAACCTTCGGCGTTCAGAGCTTCTCTTATGGAGACTGTGAAATCGCCAGTGAGGTTGGGTGGGAAAATTACAAGGCAGTTGCAAATGGCATCTGCCAATTACTAGAGAACACAGGTTTGTTCCATGGTTATTCATATAACCATTGGAGTGACTGTGTAACATATAACGAGGAATTTATTCAGGACTGGTTTAACAGTCCACAGACATCATTGTATTACGCGCTTCAAGTCTCCCCGGATACACTCCGCAAAGATGACGTTAGTTCGATAATGGATGAGGACTACGCAAACATCTTTGATTTTCAGGACAACAATGACGACGACTTCTGCTCCAGCTGCGCTGAGTAGCTACACAAAAATCATGAACCGCAAGCGTTCATGGACACCCCTGCAAGTTGATAAGGGTCAGCTTGTAGTGGGCTCTGAAGCAACACTTAAGCGTTGCCTTGCCTTGCGTACTCTTGAGTTACCAGTAAAAGAAATGCTTGCTCAAGGTCTAGAAAAAGATCTACCTAATGACCCTGGTGTCATCCCTGCTCTACGTTCAAACATGGCCGATGAGGATAAGCATGACCTTGGTCTTTCCTATGTTGTTGCTGCTCATGGCGTGGATGAATCCGCAGAGCGAGAAGCCGAGACAATTCGTAAGGCTTGGCTTGAATCACCGGAGCATCCAATACTTAAAACAGCGATCCTAGAAAGGTCTGTATTCTTTGTACTTTTACCCTTCTTTAGATTTAACGGAGACATCGGGATTCGCAGTTTAGCGAGTGATATTAGCAGAGACGAACAGACCCATGTTGCGCTTCATGGAATGGTTGCACATGATCTAGGGCTTAAATCCACTGAACATTTAAACAAGCTTCGGCGAGCAACAGTTCATTGGGCTATGGATCTTCTAGGTCATAGTCAACATAAATATTTGAATAAAGACTTTTGGATCCGCCAATCAGATGCTCTCTATAACAACGGTAAAGCACCTGAACTAGCAGATACTCAAAGAAGCAGAATGCCTGCTTTTTTCGAGGCCAGTAACATTAACCTACCGCAATATGGATGAACTTTCTGCATCGGATGTTTTCAAAGGAGATGCTCCTATTGAGCGTCTTGCTATGGAGCTTGATAGCAATTTTCCCATTGTTAATCCACTACCAACAAATACCCCCGCTGAGATCATGTATCGAGCAGGTCAAAGATCAGTAATCGAATTTATCAAACAACTATTGGAGTAAGACTATGTGTGGAGGAGGTGGCGGCGGTGGCCGTGATAAAAAGGCTGAAAAAGAAGCCCAAAAAAGGCAGGATAAGAGAGATGCAGATAACAGACAATTTGCTATTGATCAAGCTGCTGAGCAAGCTCGGATAACGAAGGAGGCAAATGACAGGTTTGATGCCATGATGGATCAAAATGCTATTGATCAGGCTGAAGCCGCAAGAGTTTCACAAGAAGCAATTGACAAGCAAGCAGAGGACGCAAGAATTGAACGTGAGCGTATTGCAAACCTAAAGCCGGTTGCTGGTAGGCAGAGCATGCAGAACAACCTGAGTGTCCCACAACAACCTGGAGACTTTGCACCACCACCTAATCCAGGCACTGGTACATCAAAAACTTTTGATCCTTTATCAGTTGCACCTACTTTCGTAAACGATAACGTCAAGCCCGTTGTCCGTGGTGGTGCGGGACTTACCCGTGGTGGTGCTTCTAGTGTTAATGATAAAACTACCATTGATAAGACTACCCGTATTGGTAGTGCTAAAGATAAGAAAAAAGCTACTGGATTAAACATCCCTACTTAAATGAAAACTTCCGCACAAGCTCGGTATCAGTTCGGTACAGCTGATCGGGAGAACTACCTTGATATGGCACGTAAGTGTGCAGCTCTTACTCTTCCTTACCTCCTTACTTCGGATGGTTTTGGGAGTGGTGAGAACTTGCCTACTCCGTGGCAATCACAAGGCAGTAAGGGCGTAAATGTACTTGCATCAAAAATGATGTTAAGTCTTTTCCCAATCAATACAACATTTTTTAAGCTTCAGATTAATGACGCAGAACTTTCTAAACTACCTAATGTAGGGCCAGAAGTTCGCTCTGAGATTGATCTCTCATTAAACAAAATGGAACGTGTAGTCATGCAGCATATTGCTGAGACTACAGATCGAACCATTCTGCATGTAGCTATGAAGCACCTTGTTGTGAGCGGCAATGCTTTGCTGTTTCAGGGAAAAAAAGCCCTTCGAGTGTTCCCTTTAGATCGCTATGTAGTGAGCCGAGATGGTAATGGACAAGTTACAGAGATAGTTACAAAGGAGCTGGTTGCAAGAGACCTACTTCCAGAAGAATTTCAATTGTCACATGCATCTCTTGAGGGTGCTGATGTTAATAGCCCTGGAGAAGATGGGCCTAAGCTAGGTGTTGCTTCTACTTCTAGGGGTAAAGGCAAAACAGATGATGCTGAGGTTTATACCTTAGTCACCATGAGTAATGGTCAAGCTAAGTGGCACCAAGAATGTGATGGTAAAATCATCAAAGGAAGTGAGTCTAGTTCTCCTTCTAAATTCAATCCTTGGACTGCGCTGAGATTCAATGTCTGCGATGGCGAAAGCTATGGTCGAGGCAGAGTAGAAGAGTTCTTTGGGGATCTTTCTAGCCTTGATATGTTGATGAAGGCAATGGTAGAAGGCACAAGTGCTGCTGCGAAAGTTGTTTTCCTTGTATCACCTAGTGCAACTACTAAACCACAATCACTAGCACGAGCATCAAACGGTGCCATTATTCAGGGCCGTCCAGATGATGTTGGAGTGGTTCAAGTTGGTAAGACTGCGGACTTTAGAACAGTATTAGAGATGATCAATCAGTTGTCAACTAGATTGTCTGATGCATTTCTTGTTCTGCAAGTTAGACAGAGTGAGCGCACTACTGCCAGCGAAGTCATGGCCGTACAGCAGGAGCTAAATGAGCAACTTGGGGGAATCTTTGGAAATCTAACCAGTGAATTACTAAGGCCATATCTAGCACGCAAATTACACATTCTCAGCAAGTCTAAATTACTCCCAACACTACCAAAAGATTTAGTCATGCCCACTGTGGTTGCTGGTCTTAATGGTGTAGGACGTGGACAAGATAAGCAATCACTTATTGAGTTTCTTCAAACCATTGCCCAAGGCATGGGACCAGAGGCTTTGTCTCAGTATGTGGTTCCAACTGAATTTATGGCTCGCTTAGCGGCTGCTAGTGGCATTGATACTGTTGGTCTAATTAAGACACAACAACAGATTCAGTCTGAACAAGAGGCTGCTCAGAAACAAGCAACACAAAGTCAAATCATGGGTCAGATGGGGCAGCTTGCCAAGTCACCCATGGCCGAACAGTTAATGAATCAAAATGGAACCGAAGAAGAAGCGCAGCAGGGCGCGAACCCCGGAGGGACAGTTCAAGGGCAACAACCCCAAGTACCCGGACCTCAATGAAGCTTGGAATCCTGATGAGGTTGCTCCAAAAATCAAGAGCAAACTCAGCTTCCGAGTTAAACCCCGCATTAAAACTTCCGGCAGTGCAGGTAAGTACAGCCAGAAGCCAAAGATCCGCCCAAGTATGTAATTTATGACCACCACAAACTTTGACCCTTCAGAGGGTGTATCCACAGAACAACAAAATGCTGAAACAGCAGCCCTAGCCCAGGGTGAAAAGATTGCTCAAATGGAGCAAGAAGATCGAGATAAGGGTTGGGAAAGGCAAGTTGATGATGAGGAATCTGCTGAACTAATCGGTGGCAAATTCAAAAGTCAAGATGATCTACTCAAGGCTTACGAAGAACTGCAATCAAAACTAGGTAAACGTAATGAAGACGATGATGATGATAACGAAGAGCCGGTCGAAGAAGGGCTGCAAACCGAAGGGGACCAAGAAACCGAAGAAGTATTAGATCAAGGTGAGGTCAGTGAGACTGTTGC